CCAGCGAGCACACGCTGGTGGGACAGCACACGGGCCAGCTGACTGTCCCCTCGAAAGGCAGCCCTGTACACTGAGTGCTCCTCACCAATTTGGACCGAAGAGACATGGGCCTCGAATCCCTTGCCGTCAGCCTCAAACACCACACAGCTCTCGAAGGAGCCAAACTTGCGGGCTATTAGGTTAGCCCTTTGCCTCGGGGAGAGGCCCTTCGCTACAACCCTGGACGAACCATACTTGGCCAAATGGCCCTTCAGCCAGGAAGGTTCACGGTTCTTGAAGAACCACTTGAGCGTGAGCCTACCCCACAGCCAATGCTCAAATGGTTTCAGCCAAGACGCCAACACCAAATTGAACCTGGGTGACCGTGGAAAGATCATCCTAGGTTTGTGGAACTTGGTGAGGGTTATCTTCTCAGCTTTCAGAAACGCTGATAATTCCCAATCACGCTTAGACAATGGCCCGTCTTCGCGCAAGGAGCGTTCTGCCTCAAGATACCTACGGCGGAGAAGCCCTGTATAAGATTCCGCCGTTTCCAGGTGGGTCCACTTATAACCACAGTACTTGCCCGCCAGAAGCCTCAAGCTCTGAAAGCAAGAGGAGAACTTCCGGCCCACAGGGCGTTCGTCTGGCCAGGGTACGGGACCCAGAGCGCGATAAAGTAAAGCCGCGCGCTCGTTGCAGCTGCAATTAGCGTGGACGCCTGGGACCCAAGTCGCCTCCAGTCCTGATGTCCACGCAGTCCGCATTTTTCGTCGGCGGTGGTCTTCGACCATGTCAGTGCGCGCCTCCAAAACGGCATCCTCCCTGAGAGGAAGGTCAACGTTTCCAACGCATTGACCAGCGCACTTCCACACACGGGCCTAGGCCCTGTGCCACCAACGGGGGGATTGTGGGCCGAGGTCCGACAGGACAGCCTCCAAAGAGACCTCCGCCGGAGAAACCTCCAATGCCAACCTCATCGCACTAGCCACAACGATGAAGGAAAGAGCGTCAGGGAGCTCTTTCTTCTTGCACCAGTCCAAGGCACGCAACCTCAGAGCTGATACGAGAACGGCATCTCGTTGTCGGAGCAACGAGTACCCAGCAAGCTTGGACAGGAGATCCGGGAAGCAAACCTCCCGAGAACCGTCCGAAAGTTCTATGTGGTGATAAGCCACAAGACTCCCGTCCTTGCATTCGACCACCCCTCCCCCGAGGAGTTTTGCTCCGTCCTCAAAATGAGAAAGGACAACATTGAGACCCGCGGGGTACGCAGCAGAGGGGAGGTCTGGTGTCCACCGCCCTCTAACAACGCACCCCAGCGAGCCCCGCCGGAGTCCCAAGGAAGCCTCAAGTGAGCAAGCCCACCGAGCCCTCCGACGAAGCCTTGCGCAAGCAACGTGCGCAGTGACTGCCGAGTGCCGGTTCACACCTGCACCCGTTGCCACGTGTGGGGCTAGTGCCACTGGCTGGCCGTCCGCCAGTGACACCCGGGCGTCCAAAGGGACAGCCTCAAGGTCTCCTGGATCGCCCCACGGCGTCCAGGCGGTCAAGAACAGACCGGCCACACAGGCCCAGCACCACACCCTACCTAGCGAAAACCAGGCAAGGGAAGCCACCGGACCAAGGACCAGGCTGTTGAATAGGATGAAGGAGCACTTGACTGCATACTCCAACAAACGCGCAGCAAAGCCAACGAACACAAGGACAAACAAAAGTCCGAGCATGCCAACAGTGCCAGGGAATCTCC